GTCTCCCATATCAATCACACACTTGATTTTTTTCTCTTCAAGTGTGGGAAAGAATACTTCGTTATAGAACTTCAAAAAGAAGTCATGGAATAACTTGGAATTTTTACGAGCACCAAAGTGCTGATCTGTGATAATAGCAACAGTCACGAACGAAGTTTAATGTGTACGTTGTCCTTAATACTATTATAGTTGGAATAGTTGTTCCCGTCAAGTGTGTTGTTATCAACGAACACTTCATCAAACCCAGACTTTTCAAGAATCTTATTCTTGATTTCCATTTGTTTCTTTTCTCGTTGAATTCTTCTCAGAAAAGCGTAGTGAATAATCTGAGTGAAATATGCAAATGGATTCTGTGATTTTTCAGGATTGAAGTTATTGATGTATTGAATGCAATTCTCAATACCATCACAAACCATGTCATCTTTGAACATGTAGTTCACAAAGTTTGGTTTGTATGAAAGGTGAGTTGCAATCTTCAAGAAACACTCACCAAGATAGTTTGTAATCCTTGGTTTGGTTGGACTCTTCCAAGTTTTAATAAAATTAAATCTTTCTTCTGAACTCATTTGAGCAAGTTCGGGCACTTCTTTCAGTGCTGCGACATAAACTTTCTCTTGATATGCAGTGATTGCAGCAAGAAACTCCTTGTTATTAACATAGTGTTCGGATCTCTTGCGTGTTTTAGGCATATTAGTTATCAGCATGTTTTATTACCATAACAATTAATAATATTATAGCACATTTCAAGGGCTTGACAAGTTCCTGAAATATGTGTAGACTACCTTTGTCGAGGTTCAAGAGAACTTATAGCTTATAGAGTTTCTCTAAGACCTCTTTTGCATCAAGTACACTAGATATATATCCCATTTCCCTATTTAGAGACTCTCTACTACTAGATTCATCGATATCAGAGTCCCTAACGTACTGTTGATAAACCCCAATAACTTCGAAGTTACTGCTTTCACTAATTGTAACGACACGACTCATATCGATGATAAACATATCATCAGATGAAGTCTTTAACCATGGTTCCACTTTGTATCCAATGGTTCCCCACTTCTTCATCTTAACTTCTTCAAGTGTCACTGGATTCGAAAGAAGTAAAAGAGTTCTGTCATCTTCTTCACATACAGAAACCTTTGCGAAGATTTCCTCACCAGAGATTAATTTTATCGATGCGTAAAAGTCGTCTTCCATAATTACTTTAAGTTAACTGTGATGATGTCATAATTGAAGTTCTCCTCGTTGTAGATTTTGATACGTTCAATTAAATGATTCAATGTGTAATTTTTTCTTTGATTATGTGTACAATCATCAGCAATGTCAAAGAGAACAGCTTTTAATTTGTTGTTTCCCTTTCTAAGAATTCTTCCAATGCTTTGAAGGTTTCTGATTCTGGATTTGCTAGGTGAGGCGAAGATAACGTTATGGAGATTTTTAATATTGATACCAGTAGAAAAAGTTCCATAAGAAGCAACGATGATTGCGTTTGATTCTCTCTCGGTAATTTCCCTAACTAGTTCACGCTCATGAGCATCTACTCCACCATGCACGAAGAAAACCTTTCGATTTTCATCTGCTTTTTTGTTATTTATTTCCTCATACAAGACCTGACCGTGAGATTCAACTCTTGAATAAAGAACAAGAGTATTTCCTTTCAGATCTAATGTCAGATTTGTGATAAACTTATTTCGTTGTTGATGTCCAATAATATACTGAACCTCATCCTCAAACGTTTCAAACTTTTGTGGGGGATGTTTGAGAAGAATACAGTTGATATCCAACTTAGAAAGATATCCTTTCTGCATCAACTCTTCCGTTCGGATGATCTTGTATGATGGACCAAACAATCCTTCTAAGACCCACTTATGTGTCTGTGTGCCATCTAATGTTCCTGTGAACCCAAATCTGTGTTTAGCTGTGTGCAACTTTGTCATGATCTGAATCAAAGACTTTGACTTAAATAAGTGTGCCTCATCACCAATTACAACATCGAAACGTTCAAACCACTTACGATCTAATTTATAGATAGATTGCCACGTTGTAATGACAATTGGACGATCATCATTTTTCTCACGACCAGAATAGATTCGGTGACAATAAGTATCTGCGTCCCACCCATAATCCTCAAAGTCCTTATACATCTGCTCTACCAGAGATGTCGTTGGAACAACTACCAGGATATTTTTGTTGTGCTCAGTATAGTATCTGGCGAGAGAATAAATCATCAAAGATTTGCCAGATGCAGTGGGACTTATCAATAATCTTCTATTGTGTCTTAGAGCATCGTATACTCCCTCTATTTGATATTCACGTGGTTCGTGAACAGAAATAGATTTCATATAATCTTTTACACCTTCTTTTGAGATAGACTCATTAATTTCAAAAGGAGTTCCAAAAAATTTGTTATCAACAAACTTATATTCGTATCCGTAGCGTTTGCAAAATGATATAAGTTTGTCTAAAAGACCGACATAGATTTCACCTGTTGCCGTAGAGAAAAGGCGAATCTTTCCATCCCAATATTTGTTGCGATACTGAGGCATAAATTTTGCACCAGGAACTTCAAAAGTAAATTCTTCTGATAGTTCCTGATAGACGTGAGGTTCTGCTTTTATCCTAAGATATACTTCGTTCTTCTTTTCGATACTAAGTTCAACCATAACCAGCGATGAATTTCTGCCATTCGATCGCATTCTTAATTTGATATGTTCTATTGGAGATCTGTTTAAGAATGCTCTCAATATAATTTAGTTGAGTTTCATAGTAGTCAATTTTGAGATTGACATTCATCAACTTTTCATCAGCATCCAGATACTTTTGCATTGTATCTTTGTCACGAATCTTCTTTGGAAATGGATTCTCGATATAAACTTCTGGATCTGCTTTTCCAGAAAAGTATTCATACCGTTCGTGGCGGATATTTTTTCTCTGTTGCTCTGCTTTCTTTCTCAGCAACAAAGTATTGTTAAACATCTCATGATACTTTGCGTGAAGAGCGGGTATCTTTAAAGATTCGTCGTGAAGATTATCTTTGTCAATCTGTGAGTCTTTCTCCCACATACTTTGTATATCGTCAAGATTCATAAAGGATTGCCAGCCAAGTCAGTGATACTATACACAGTATACTTGAAAGTACACTCTGCTGTAAAGTAATCAACGTCTGTTGGGGTAGCATCAAAATCCAAAGTTGTCAAGGAAATTGGGAACATTCCTTTAAACTTCACAAGAAACTGAGGATTCATTGTGCTATTCAAAACTTCTAACGTACCATCTGAATAAAGAAGTTCTTCGCTGTTCTGGAATCCACCCTTATAAAGTTCTGAGGATTCTCCATACTCGGAATAGATTTCCCTCAAACTTTCTGGATATCCAAGACCTCTCATCCAGTTTTGAATTTGCATGTAATTTTTAATATCCTCATCCACAAGAAATCTCAACGTAAAATCTGAGAATTCTAACTTATCTCCTGGTCTGGGAATATCTTTCAAATAGTTTGGTTGAATAGCAACACCAAGATCAATACCAGGAATCTGTGCTGTATTGGAAAAGAAACTAACTTTGGGACAGCGTTGCAGAGTGAAATTAAAACCTGTTGGTGACAGATAATTTCTATTCTGTATCTGCTTATCATAAATGGAACGTGCCATTAGTCTCTTTGTCTCCAATCATCTGGTTTGTCTTGGCGAAACCACTCTACGATTTCATCTGCTGATTTAAACCCCGTTCTGTGATTAGATGGATCGGGGTCTCCTAAGTCCATCTTATTCATAAAATCATCAAGACTTCCTTCTTGAATATCTGGATTCATTGAGATTCGTCTTGCCTTTCTCAACATTTCACCAGCAGATCTATTTGCTTTTGCAAGTTTATCTGCCCAAATCATATCCTCTAACTTGACTTCTTCACCGTTGATAATCTTGTCACAAATAAATTCAAGTCTGAGGCGATACTCTGTTGATAGCATATCATCCAACCATACAATTTATTTAGATAAAAAAAGAGGGGTCTTAACGACCCCTCAGCGCAATCCTTCACACGGACTACTATATTATATCACATCAGGTTGGTAACCTTGACGCGACGATAGTAACGGTTAGCAGAAGGATTCAGGTTACCGAGACCCTGGTTGGTGCCCTCAGCAAATGGGTTAGCGACCAGACCGTAACGGGTCTTGAAGCCAATCTTAGGCTGGAAGTTGTTCTCACCAACGGCACGAACCATTTGGAGAGGAACATAAGGGCAGTAGAAGAGACCAGCGTCATAAGGTGAAGAACCCTTATAACCTACAACGTAGTACTGGTTAGCAGCAACGTTAGCAGCATATGGGTCAATGTAGACGCGATACTTACCATTGATAGTACCAGCAAAGGTGTTGCCAGTGTCATCAACGTTCAGGTTAGCATTCAGAGCAGGAGTGTAATCCAGAACACCAGCCATGGTCAGAGCAGACGCAACGTCGGCACTGGTCATGATGATGTTGCCCTTTCCTCTACGAGTTCTTTGTGCGATTGCGTTAGCGTCGCGCTCGATTTGGAACAGCAGACCTTTGAACTTCTCAACAGACCAACGACCGTTGGAGTCAACGTCCAGGTTGAACTCACCAGCGGTAGCGGTGTTGACGGTAGCACCCTGCTCAGCGACCTTATAGATCGAGCGGATGACCTCACGGTTGATCTCAGCCAGAATCTCAGTGGAGAGAATGTTGGCGAGTTCAGCCTCAGCGTTCAGACCGTGAATTGCCTTCAGGTCTTGTGCCAGTTCCAGTGAGTACTCAGCTTTCAGAGCACGTGAACGGGCAGTAACGGTGACCTTCTCGATCGAGAATGCCATCTCGTTGAAGGCATTGGTGGTGGTGCCATCCAGTGCCTCAGCGTCGGCAGTGCCCATGCCCTGACCAACGTTGTACTGCGTTGAAGTAGCAGCGCCAACAGGGTTCAGAACGGAAGGATTGGTGCCAGACTGTGAAGTAGTACCGAAACCAGCAGCTACGTCAGAGAAGTAGCTGGTGTTGTCGAAGCCATGATCCATGCCAGAGAAGGCAGTATCTGCTTCGTTATAGAATGCCTCAGCACCGCTCATACCTGGGGTTCCAGGAGCAGCGTAGCGTGAACGCATTGCGAAGATCAGTCCAGTAGGACCGTTCATTGGTTGAACGCCAGCCAGGTCATAAGCAACCAGGTTAGGCATTGAACGTCTGATCAGGGAGATCAGAACAGGGTCGAAACCAGCAACAGGACCAGCGGCAGTAGCGTCGGCGCTAAAACCAGCAGCACCAGTGCTGCTATTGGTGTTGACGGTTGGGGTTTCCATCAGGGAGTGACCTGATGAGAATGCAGCTTCCTCGCGGAGGAACTTTTCTTGGTTTTCCAGCAGAACAGCGGTTACAGCTCTACGATGTGCATCTTTGATGCCACCATCATGATCGAGAAGAGGCTTCCAC